AGAGCTAAGATAAGTAATCCTGTAAAATAATAATTCATCCTGAGAACCTCCATACATTACCTGTTTAAATCCTTAATGTCGTAGTCGTGTTCTCTAACTTGATCTGCTAATTGTCTGTATAAATTTTCTGCCATCTGCCACGTAGATTCTGCAGAAGTTAATCTTGTATTTTGATCTACAATTTTATCTTCGGCAACTTTTAAATCTCGTTTAAGATCTACAATTTGTTGTTGATTTGAATTGATTGTGTCTGTTAGATTAACAATGTATCTAACGCCAGTGAACGTTCCAACTAGCACTGAAGCTACTACAGGTACCATTACGATATTCTTTTTTAATAGATCTGCTAAGTTCATACGGCATAAAGTCCTTTATTAAAATATTATAGCTCCTAACACAAATGCAGCAACAGCAATAAGTATTTCTGTTCTGTAATGTAGTTGCCAAATCATAAATTTTTCTTTGTATTTATTTATCATCATCTTCCTCCAAGTTTCTCAGCTGATAATCATAACTCCCTTGTTCGTGTTCATCAGTTATCCATTTAGCTGAATTTTCTACGGAATATATCTTACTGGTTACTAATCTATTAATCAAGTTTTTTGATGGGTCCACACCCATAGATGCATCAAACATTTTAAGCCTGTTATTGGGCTGTATTGCAAAGTTTCCATCTTCTAATTCAAGAACGTGTCCACATTTATGTTGGTCTGGTTTTTCAGCATAGCCAAAGTTTAATTCGTTAAAGTCTCCTGCACACCAGTCAATAGTAAATAAATATTTACCTTTACGTTTTACCTTACGTCTAGATGTGTATTGCATTGTAGCACCAGCTAATTCATAAAAAGTTGTAACACTCACGTTGTAGCTGAAGCTGTCCCACATGACTACTTCATCTAATGGTAATTCTTTAACGCCAGGTTTGGTACAGAAAGCAGTGATAGGTGCTCGCCACCACAGGCCGCCATCTTCCATTAAGAAATGAAACAAAGGCACTCTGTTTGGTATAGAACTAAATCCAAATACACCTACTTCAAAATATTTATCGTGTGAATCTTTTTGGTCTCTAAGATAGTTACCTCTTACGTAACATTCTATTACTGGTATATTTGCATTAAGATAAGCCATAATATTTAACCATAAATGTCTTTTGTTTCATATACTTTACCAATTTCAGGAAAATATAAAACACTAAATTTGTCGCTACATTTTGTTAATGTTTTTATAGCATCATACGTAGTGTTAACCAAGGGTTCTCCAGCTAGATTAAACGAAGTATTTAATAAAATTGGAACACCTGTTAATTTATAAAACTCATTTATCAAATTATAGTATCTTACATTTTCTGATTTTTTTAATGTTTGAATACGGCATGTATTATCTACATGGGTAATACCTGGAACATTGGTTTTTTTTACTTTAAAAACATACGACATAAATGGTGTTTCTTTTTTTGATTTTAAATCAAACCATTTTTCTGCGTGTTCGTGTAAAACTGTTCCTGCTGTTGGTCTAAACCACTCTCTACCTTTTAAAAAATTAATCTTGTCCTTTGCATGTAGATCCCTTGGGTCATATAAAAAAGATCTATTACCTAAAGCCCTTTTACCTAATTCATTTCTTCCTTGATACATGGCTATGATATTTCCTTTAGATATGTATTCAGCAACTTGTTTTGCTGTTGCTTTAGTCCCTGTGTTTTTAGGGAGATTATGATAGTCAGGTAAGTCTCCTAAATATAAATTTTTTATTTTTTTACATTTAAACTTATTTTTATTTGAAACCCATAGTGCTGCGCCCATAGATAAACCACTATCGTCTGCAAATGGATCTACATACAAATCAGGACAAACATCTAGTATCTTAGAATTCAAAACAGTATTTTGAAAAACACCACCTGATACGCATATATTTCTTTTCTTTTTCTTAACTATATTTAAAATATATTTTATTACTATGTTCTCTAATTCTTTTTGTGCTTGTTTACATATATTTGCAGGGTTTGTTTTTATAGCTGGATCACTTGCTATATCATATAAAATGCCTTGATTACTTGTAAAATGTTTAAATTTATTTTCATGAAATAATTTTAAAAAATCAGTTTTGTTTTCTTTATAAGATGAAAGTCCCATGACAGAGCCCTCCTCTTTATAATTTAAAATCTCTTTTATAAAAGAAAACATGTTTCCTAAACTAAAAGTATTTAAAAAAATATTTTTACCTTTTGAATAATCATCACCAAAATTCTGTTCAAACACTTGAAAGATTATTTTAAATTTATTTTTATTAAAATAATATAAGGAAACTATCTCTGAACAATTTTTAAAAATACCTTTTGATCCATTACCATCTATTACAAGTGCATAAGATTTTTTAAAACCTGAATTAAAAAAAGCTGAACATGCATGTAAAAAATGATGACCAATAATTAATTTAAAATTATTATATTTAATATTACGTTTATCTAAAAGATACTTAATATTTTTTTCTTTATCATTTCGAGATGTAACAGCAAAAATAACTGTATCAAAACTTTTGTTTTTATATTTGTCTAATAAGATAAGCCAGTCCCCACTTTTTTTCTTTCTGTTTAATCGTTCTGCTTCTTGAAAATAAATAACTTTATTATTTTCTATTTCACAAATAGAGGCACTGTGTGAATCATGTAGTGCTAAAATTTTAGTCGTTTATACTCCCCCAGTTTTTACCATGTTCGTAGTCCACTTTGTTTGGAACTTCTAAACTAACAGCTTGCTCCATAATCTCGACCACCTTTTTTGCCTGTGCATCATTTTCTATTGATAGACAAAGCTCATCATGTATTTGTATGTGTGCTACAATTCCTTCTTTGTATAATTCTAACATAGATTTTTTTGTCATGTCAGCTGCGCTACCTTGTATTAATTTGTTTAATGCTTTGTAAGTGTAAGCACGTTTAATCCCCGGTCCATGTTCCGCCAACGCATCTTCGTGTGACATTGCTTTGTGCATACCGAAACTGTTAGGTTCCCATAGATGAAACCTGCATAGTCGTCCCAACAATGTACGGATTTGTCCACGATCCTGTGCTCTGTTAGATGCCTTCTCCATAAGCTGTTTAACAAAAGGTACTTTAGCGTGATACGTATTAAATAATTCAGCAGCTTTGTCTTTTGATACTCCTAACTCTGCTTGTAGTTTTGCTTTACCCATTCCATAAAATAACCCTAGGTTAATTGTCTTAGCTTGTGATCTAGGTATGTCTGCCATATCTGCTACAGTCTGGTGAAAGTCTGAGTTAGGATCAGTTTCGTATGCATCAACAACATCATAGACTGACGGCAACTTATACAAAGCTGCGTAATGTACAACGAGTCTTGGTTCTTGTTGTGAATAGTCAAAGCATCCCCACTTACAACCGTTTTCTGGAATAAATAAACTTCTTATCTTAGGTCCTAGATCCTTGTTCCTTGCAGGTATCTGTTGCAGGTTAGGGTTCTGATAACTAAATCTACCTGTAACTGTACCACCACCTGCATTTCTTAATTGATTAATCTCTGCATGTATTCTGCCTTTGTACTGATAACGTAGGATAGAATCTATAAATGTTGTGTGTGCTTTGTTTATCTCCCTAGCTTTAGCAATCATGTTAACGACAGGGTGTTTATGTTCCTGTAAAAAGTTTTTGGTAAAGCTTGGAGCTTGTGTTTTATCTGTTCTTGGATACTCTAATCGTAATACATCAAACACTTCTGATATAGATCTAGCTGCCCAGATCTGTGTGTCTATGTTTGTTTCTCTTTTAATCTCGTAAAGTAGTTTATGTTCTTGTTCTATAAGTTCTTTTTTAATTCTGTGTGCACCTTCTACGTCTACACGTACACCTTTAAATCTCATGTCAACCAGGCACGGAAATAGATCTGTTTCTAAATCAAATATAGATTCTAAGTCCTGGTGTAATATTTCTTTCTTCATCTCTTGCCATAAACCATACGTAGCTTCAGCATCTCTCTCTGCATAAGAGCCTACGTGTAGTGATGGTAATTTGTACATCTCTGATTTAGGATCAATACCCCACTCAGCTGCTGCTTCTGCTAATGCTGCTTCGTTCTTACCAAAGCCAAGATACTTCCATGACAAACTATTTAGATCATATCTAAATCTATTTTCATCAGTCACAGCTGCGGCTATCATTGTGTCTACAATTCTACCATTAATTTTAAAACCCATAGCACGTAGCCAACATACATCGTACATTGCATTGTGAAATATTTTTATACTATTTGCTAATAAAACATCTTTGAGCCATTCTAAAACTTTTTGTTTATCCATGTTGCCACCACCTTGGTGTGCAATAGGAAAGTATCCTTTGTAATGTGCTGTAGCTACAGCTACACCTATAACTTCTCCGTTACCTATAACAGCTCCTGATCCTTTTTTAATAAGATCTGGATCTCTTGTCTCTAAGTCAATTGCTATCTCATCAACTTGTCTTAGGTCTGGAAATTCTGTAGGAATGTTCCACTCAGTCTGTGCTTCAAACTTTGGTATCTTCATAGTCTCTCTCCAGTATCATTTCTAGGTAGTGTATTGCTTTGTGAATGTCTTGTTCTTTCCCTTTCGCTGCATGTCTGCATATGTACTTTATAGCCGAGGCTTCTGCGAAAAGCAACCTGTTCTTGTTTACAAACTCACTTGGCTGCACGACCATGTTTCGGTAGTGGCTCCCGCCAATTTGCTTTTTATATACTTTAGATGTCATATCCGTTTCTCTCCTGTTTTGCTTCCATTATGTATAGGTTTTGTTTTGTACGTGTTACACCCACATACCAAACTCTGTGTTCTTCTTCTCTCTTGTCTTGGTCCTTCTCTACTACGTCTCTTATCTTTTTTGTGTTATCTAATATAATTAAAACATTATCTGCTTCTCCACCTTTGGCTGCATGTATTGTAGATAATTTTACTCTTGATGCTTTAGATAATTCTTCTCCATTCTGTCTCATGAGTCTTATGTATAGACTATCTTCTGGATGTGTCTCAAATACTTCGTACCATCTTTGTGTTACGCTGTAACCAAATTCTTTTAAATCGTAAAGTCTTTCTTCTGTGTGATCAAAAGGTTTATTTAAAAATTCAAATAGGTCTCTGCATTCTGTAATTGATAACAACGTACCTTCACGCCATCGTTCGTAGTTTAGAATGTTTCTAAACAATCTTTCATTATAACTTTTTCTATTTTTGTATTCGTAATAGATACCTCTGTCATGTAACTGCTGTTGTAGTGATCTAAGTTTAGAATGTGTTCTGCCTAAAATTAACCATGTTCCCTGTTCCAAGGGCACATCTTCTATAGAAGTTACTCTTTGTACAGTTCCTTCTTCTGCTCGTGGTTGCCACATTTTAACCAACTTTCTGTCTTCTGGTATACGTTCTAGTATGCAATTAGCTAGTGTTTGCACGGCTTTTGGCACTCTGTAAGATTGTGGCAAAACTATGTCTTTTGCTTTTTCTTTCTGGAATCTTTGTACATCTGCTCCGGCCCAACCATAGATAGCTTGGTCGTCATCACCTGCTAAAATAATGTGTTTAGATTGTGTCTTTAATATGTCAAACATTTTCCATTGTATTGGTGATAGATCTTGTGCTTCATCAATAATAACTACGTCAAACTTAGGACACAAATTAGACTCATTAAATCTTTCTATCATGTCTGTGAAGTCTACTAACTTGTATGATGTTTTATAATTCTCTACTTCATCTTTTAAAATTTTTAATAATCTTTTGTCTATAGTTTCAGAATATAAATCTGTATTGTACTCGTCTATTACATCTATTTCCTTGATCCTGGCTGCATTAATAATGTTAAAGTATTCGCTATCAGAATCTACAAAGCCTGTCTTTTCTTCTCCATTAGAAAACACAGTAACTTCTATACCTACCTCACTACCTATGTCTTCGTAATGTTCTTCCTGCATAACATTACTTTTCTTTAATCCTAACTCTGCAAAACATAATGCGTGTAAAGTTTTAAAATATGGAATATCTTTTTGTTCTAATGCTGTGTGGTAATCCAACATTCTATTCTTAGCTTCGTCTGCAGCTTTAGTTGTAAAAGCAAAGTAACCTATCTTATGTAAAGGTGTACCTAGCTTGTAAAATGTTTTTACATAATTTAACAGCTTAGTTGTTTTCCCTGTTCCAGGAGGCCCGAGTATTTTTCTAATCAAATTATCTCCGTGTCATGTTTTAATTTTGTATGGTGTATAGGTACTTCTTCAAATTGTTCTATGTTTATCATTACTACATTCTTTGTTGGTGTATTGTATTTACCTTTTTCTTTTGCAGGAAATCTTTTTTGATCTAGGAAATCTATGTCACATTCTTTGTATGTCTTTCTCATCATAACACCTGTCTTATCTTCGCCGTGTTTCCAATTCTTAGCTTTTAGTCTATCGTAGAATTTATCAAATTTAAAATAAGCATAGCCTTCTTCTATTAGAACTGTGCCTGATTTAAAGCTTGCATCATTCATAGCTTTAGGTCCGTTAATTTTTGCATGTAATAAGTCATGTAGCTTTTCTTTAGGTGATGTACCTATTGGTGGATGTACTGATGTTTGTGTTTTAAATAATACTTCTAATATAGTTTGATCTTCTGGACCTTTAATAATTGGCGGTGGAAATCCTGCATGTTTTGTGATAGCATTCCGTCTCTTTCGCTGATCTGTAACATGTTCTACAGTCTTACAATGCACCGTTGCTTTACCAATACCGTCAGGTCTAGTTACATCAAATTCATA